ATCGCTAGGCTAACGGCGTCAATAACTAACGAAACTCCCTTGAAAGCTGCTCCCAAAGTATTGCCGATGATAGGCGCTAACAATTTCGCAGCTGACCCGATAACTCCTATTACAGCTCCAAAGAACGCAAATACGGCGTTATTATCCTCGACGAATTGTTTTAAACTTTTAAATACTGCTGTCACGCCTGTAATAACTGGAGTTAAAGTTAGCTTAAAGATTGGGACTAGGAAATCACCGATGAAACCCCAAAGTGCTTTAATTGCTGGAAGTAAAGTAACGCTAAGCAAACCCGCGTAGCTCGCAAATAATGGGACAACGTTTTTTGTAAAGTAATCCCAGAGATCGGTGAATACTGGAATAACTGAATCAGTCACGAAATCCGAAATATCTTTAAAAATTGGTTGAAGTGTTTTTCCTATATTCTCGCCTAGAGTTGTTAATGTTGGAATAAGTTCAGTAACGGCTAAAGTAACTAGCGGAGTAAGTGCGTCGAGAATAAATGAGCCAGCGGTTTCTTGTGCTTCGCTAAACGCCAGTTTCAAGCGATCCATTTTGCCCGCGAACGTTTCGGCTTTTTCCGTAGCTTGTCCGCCAAAAGTTCCAGCAAGCGTTGCGGTAATTTCCTCAAGGCTCATAGACTTGAGATCGGCTGCCGAAAGTCCGATTCCTAGTTTTCCTAAAGATGTAGTATTGCCCTCGACGGCTTTGCCCAGCGCATTAGATACGGCTTCGAGTGACTTACCCGTACCCGCGCTAATATCAAAGGCTAAACTAGCTAGTCTTTGAGCTTCTTCGACGTCGCCAGTAGCGCGAACTAATCGTTCAAGCGCTGGACGTAATTCGTCGTCCGTAATGCCCAGAGATAGTCCTTGTTGAGTAATGTAGCTTTCGGTCGCCGCGATTGTGTCGTCAGTTGCGCCAGTAACATTTTTTAAAGTGGTCGCTAGTTTTGCCTGAGCTGCTTCGTCCTCGATCGCGGACTTAACGCCGTCAACCAATAGAACGCCAGCATAAGCAAGCGCAGCTGCTCCAGCCGCAGCAAATGCCGCTCCCGCAGCCTTACCAAAACCGCCTAATTTTGTGCCGAAAGAATCAGTATCCTCGCCCGCTTGAGTCAGTCCTTTTTTTAGATTATCGACGTCCGCTAGGATCGAAAGCTTTAGCGTTCTTGATCCAGCAGCCATTAGTCGAACCTCTTAACTATGTCAGTAAATGCTTTTTCCCATTCAGTTATTAAATAGCTTTGCTCAGCTCTTAAAGTTGGATAAATGAAATAGCCCGTCGAACCTCGCCCGGTTGATCCCGACCAGATCGGGAACTGTTTAAATTTATTTGATCCAAATTCTGAGCCGCCCCATAATTGCTGAGTAGTAGCGCCGCCGCTAAATTTCTGTCCAACGAAACCAAACGAAATCTCGCCAATTTTAGACGACTTACTTACTCGAGAACCCTCAGCAATTCGACTAGCTACCGGAGCCGAATTTAATTGACCAGCTGCCGAAATGACTTTGCCCTGTAAATAACTGGCAAGCGCTCCCGATTGAGTTTTAGCTTGATCGAGAGCTTCCGCGTCCATAGCTTTAAACGCCCCAGTAATGGCGCGAAGTTCGGCTTTGTCGTACTGGACGACTTCCTTACTTTCCGCCATTTCGTTTCTCCAATATCTCGAGCGCTGTCAATATATCCGCCGCGTCAACCCACTCACTCATTGGTATTCCTGTCACGATCGACAGTTCAACGATTAAGTAACTTAGGCTTCCTCGGCTGTAACTTTTGGGCTGTCAGTTTCTCCGACCGTAATATCGACTACCATTTCGCACCATACTTCATAAGGTTTGACTGGCTTACCAGCTGCCTCACGCTTTAGAGCGTTCCATGCTAAGAACATTAGGTCGGATATACCGATCTTTTCCTGAGCTTGTTGAATTGTGTAACCTGTTTTCTGCTCCCACTTAGCAAACTCTGGTGGTTGCGCTGTCGTGGTTACAGTATTTCCGTCACTCGTTTCGATATGTATTTGTAGTCTCATGTGCTCCCGATTTCTTTTCTTATAGTGTTGGTGTGGTTACGCAAGTAAAGCTGAGCGAAACTGTCTGAGCGTCTGGAGCTGTGCCGCCAGCGCTTGGGAATATAGGCTGCACGTCGAAGTTAAATACTGATCCGCTCGCAGCTGTGAAAACTACCGCTAGTGGAGTATTTGGAGCGCTGTCTGCCGCGTTCCATAGTGAAGCGCAAAGAGAGCCGCCAGCTGGCCAATCGGCAAGCATTTCGACGTCGAAAGTTCCTTGTGTATCCGTAGTAAAGTAAGCCTTACCGTCTAGTGTCTGGTAAGTGTTTATCGTTGACTCGATTGTTAGAGTCGCGCTTGTAGCTTGAGCGTCGTATGTATCACCGTCAATAGTGAAAGTAATATCGCGCCCCGTTACGATTGTTGTTGGCATTTTTTTCTCCTAGTTTTCTTGTTTGTAGTAAGTGCTAACGTCAATATCCGAAATAAGTAAATTACTCGAACCTAACGTAACAATCGACGGACGCGATACGTCGCCGACTATGTATCCCGACGGAATAGCCGCGAGAATCTGTATGACTAGCTTCTCGAGATTATCGAGAGCGCCCGCGTTATTGTTATACGCAACGGCGGCTGAGATTGTAAAATTTATTTTAAGTTGAATCGAGCTGCTGATTAGCGTCGTTTCCAGATACGGAGTACCCGGCACGATGATCGCAGCGGGCGGGATTACCGCCTCGGGTACTGATTCATAGACCGACGCGGTTACGCCAGCGAGAGCGGTCGCTAGTGGCGCACGAACGTTAGCCTGAATACTTGTTGGAGTCGGCATTTATTGACCCATAGTTTCGACGTCAATAAACGGAGCCAATAAACCGATTACGCGATTCTGAAGTGAGCGACCTAATACGAACGGGCTAGGCTGAAAATCAACCTGAGCCGAAGTATTGCCCGGAGCTGTAATCGATTGGAAAACTTCTACTGATACGACTAGCAACGCCGACTTTACAGGCGCTACGCCTGAATATAAGTCCTCAGCTGTTGAGCCATTAAGTACGGCTAAGCCAGCTGGAATTTTAGGTGTAAAAATTTGATCCGGTGCAGCTGTTGCGGTCGTAAATATGTACGGCGCGATTTGATGATCGTTAACCGTAACGGTTAGATCAAAAGCATTTCCGCAGCCTGAAATAACGACAACTTGACCCGGCACGAAATAGTTAATCCGTTGAGTCGTGTAAAACGCCATGCCGTCTTTGACTTCGATCCCTGTAATTGCTGATTGATAACCAGTTAATAACGGAAGGATCGCGCCCTCAGCACTTGCGATCATAAGATCGAGATATGCGTCAGGATAAAGAGAATCGCTAACGCCTAAGACGGCGCGAAGTTCGTCCGCGGTAATAATTGGCATTAGCGATCCTCTCTCTATTCTGCTCGGTCGCCTCGGGAGCGAAACGACCGATGATTATTTCTTAGTTATCTCAGGTCTGGTTCCAGCAAGCGCCGAAAGGAATCTTTGGAGCGATTGCAGCGTAACCGTAATAAAGAATATCGACGGTTCCGTCAGATTGGATATTAGTGCGCAGCTCAAAACGTGGGGACTCGTACCATGTCCACGCGTCAGGGTTAACAACAACCATTGAGAAATCGCCAGCTGATGTAGTTGGGCCAGCGTTTCCGATTGAACGTGAAACGAATAGATTTAAGCCCGGTGAAACTACGCCACGAAGTGAATCGCCTCGGACATTTCCTGCTTGATTGCTTGGTTGCGCCGCATTGTATAGCGGTGTGCCATTGTCGTTATAACCCATGATGTTAGTCCATTGTCCCGGGCTAACTACTAAGTTACGAGCAAATCCGAGTGATGATGAATAAACAGCACCCGCAGCTTGAGATGTATAAGCAAGGAATCCAGTAGCTGAGTTAGCGTTAACGCCTGTCTGTTGACCAGCGCCAGCAATAGTACCGACAGCAAATTCATCTGTAACTTTTGCGTAAGCAAATTCCAAATTCTGGAGCAACGCTGTTAGGTAGCTTGGATCTGAACGATCAATGAGTTCGATTGTTGAAATTGCGCGACCTTTGAAGCTCTGAACTGGTACTGAGATGTATGTTGCGCTTAGGTTTGATTCTGTAACAGCGCCATTTTCAGCGATGTTAGCAACGGTTGGAACCGCTGTAACTTTTGGCAGCTCGAAAGTCATACCTGTTGCGCTTAGAGCTTCTCTCGATAGGGCGTCAATCATGCCGCGATCAGCATTAGCTAGTGCGTTGATAACTGTGCGGCTCTGAGGTGTTGGAACCATGCCCGGAGCTGTTGATGTGGTGTTATCGGCAGCTTTGACATATTGGCGAGCGTCCTCGTCGTGTAGAACTGACGCCTTGAGTGAATACTGTAAATAAGAAACCTTATCGACAATAGGTGAACGTGGCGCGGTGTACGCCATAGGGACGTGCTTAGACGCTTCTACCGTTTCGGCAGCGGCGCTTTCTGGAACGGTAGTGTCTGACACTTGTTCTCCTTCTGTTGTTGGATTTGTTTCCTCTGTTTCCTCATCTAATTCGGAATCAGAATTTTCGTCTGTTGCTTTCATTTCTTCTTCTTCGTCCTCGTCGTATTCTTCGCCGTCCTGACTCGCAGCTACGCTAGAAACGCGCGCGCTGTCTATGGCGGGCTCGCTGACAAGGCTGACTTCGTCGAGAGAGCCCTTTGCGACTACTAAAACTCCGTCAACGAAATCATGCGCGTTAACTTTAACTCCTACACTAAAACCGTCGCGGAGACCCGTCGCGGCTTCCACGAGTGCGTCATTTCCGGCTGTTGTCTCCGCAATTTTAAAAGTCGCGTCAATTCCCTGTTCTGTTGCGGTCATTGATAAAACTTTCCCAATAGGTCTAGTTCTGTCATGTTCTAGTAATAATTTAACGTTTTTAGTCGCAATAGATTCTGGTTTAAACGTCGTAAGTCCCGCTGACGTTGATCCAGTTTCGTTCCATGTTACGACGCGTCCGGTAATAGTGCGAGAATCGCTATCGGCTGACGTAATTGTTAGCGGCATGTTTAGCTTCATTTAATCATTTCCTCAGCTTGTCGGATTTCCTCGACGCTGATTGCGCCGATTTCAAATAATGTTTTGTAAATTCCTACACGTTCAGCTTCGCTTCCGCGTAAGTAATCCTCAAGTCTGAAGTGGACTGTTTGAGTTGACGGAACGAAGTCCGGCATACTTAATCGCGTGGATATGCTGGTCATTAGCGGAATCAAAGAAAAATCCAGCAAAGTTTTTCGGGTTACGTTCGCGTTGGAGTAAGTCATGCTCGATCCAGTTTCGGCGTCAACGTAGAAGGCCGGAATTCCGATCGCCCTCGCCAATTCGGTTGCTATGTAGGAACGGGCTGAAGCGAGCTGTAATTTTTCAGGGTCGAAGCCGACTGTTTGTAATTCAACGTCTGCATTGAGAAACGCGGTCGAGCGATTACGTCGAGCGACGCCCCATGATTCTAAAAGTTTTGCAATTCGATCAGCTGGTAACGCTGTTCCGTTTGATTTTAATACCATGGACGGGACAGGTTCGCGAGCATAGTTAGCAGCTGCTCGCTCTAATTCGGCTCCGGTACGAATTGTCCGACCAGCGCGATTTAATAATCCTTCGTCATTACCATAGAAAACAATTAGTGAGCCGATTCCCGATTCTGGAATTTGTTTTCCGTCAATGGTGTAATAAAGAACTTCGGTTCCGTTATTGTTTAAGAAAACGCCGACGCGTGTAGGAACGATTCGTTGAACGGAACGAATTCGCATAGTGTCGGCAAAGAGTTCGGTAATTTGCCAATAGGCATATCCGTAAAATAATAAATCCTCAGCTGTCCAAACATATGTTGCGCTACCCGGTACGCGTGGATCAGGGTCACGAATTACACGAGGCGCTGGCACTTCGAGCCCCGTTGTATTGTCCCGGAGTTGTAACCCAATCGAAGCGATTGACTGACAGATGATCCCGCGAGCACGTGCGATCGTGGGAACACTCATAGCTTCCTCGCGCGTAGCCTGAGTAGCGCCACCGTTAAAGGTATAGATCGAATCCAACGCGAATACAGGTGAAACCGAAGCCTCAATGTCGCTATTTTGGAGCGGCGTTACAGCTTCCACCTTTGACGCAAATAGATCACGAATACCCATGCGCCAATTCTTACAGACTTATAGCACTAAGCGGTCATAATATCGAAGTCCATTTCTGGGCGTGTCGCAAAGTGTGTAACTAGCGCCGTCGCTACCGCAGCGCAAACCGCAGCTTGAGAAGCTCGACGTCCAATAACCCAGCCACCGTCACCGCGCTTTAACTGTACGGCCGACAGGATTTGCTTAGTTAAATCGCTCTGGCCACGATGTCGCAATCGACCCGAGTTAATCGCACCAAGTAGTTCGTCGCAACTCTGAGGGTAAACCGAATCCATGTCAAAGATTGGAATACCGGCTGGCTGGAATCTGGCGGCTACCGCGCCCGAAGTTCGCCTCGAGTAAAGCAAATACTCCAGCGGATACTTTCGGCAATACTTAGCCGCTTCATTAGCGATCTCTCGATCGTCAAGCTGAACTGAGTTTTCCCATGTATGTAGCAGCTTTACCACGAAACGTTCGTCGCCTAATTTCTGAGCTCCGACTAACGCGCAGAATTTGCGATCCGGTGAAATGTCAATCGCCAGCCACGTTAATTTTTCAGGGTCGAGATCGACGCTTTCGTCGTGGCAATTATTCCACTCGTTAGCTCCGATAATGCTTGAGATTGTCTGAACCCAGCGGCACAGGACTTCGGTTTGTACGACTTCCGGCGGATCATTTAGAACCGCCTGTATGTTGTCGATGTTAATTGTGTGACCGATCGCTGGATTAGCAGCAAGCCAATTAGATTCGAGCTGAATATCGTCGGTCGGTGCGCTCCACTCAAAATAGCCGATGTCGTCGTCCGCTCCAGCAGCCGCAGCTAGTCCGCGCTCTCGAAACGCATTGAGAACGACCGAGTGCGAATCGCCCGCGTTCGTGTAGCTCATAATCATTGGATTCTTAGCAGCCATAAGGGTATATCTCAAAGAGGCGTAGGATTCTAAGTCTTTCATCTCTCGAAGTTCGTCTAAGTGAATTGCCGACGGTGCGGAAACGCCTCGAGCAGCTGAGCCGCCAGCCTTTACGATAAATCGGTTAATTTGCCCGGTCGTACCCTTGACTTCAATTTCCTCTGAGCCATGACTCCACCTAATACGCTGGACTCGTTTAGATAACATCTCAGAGCTCTCGATTAGGTTAACCAGCTGTCTAAATTGCTCTAGCGATGTTGCTAATCTATGAGCTGAGCCAATCTGTAAGGGTTCGTCCCATAAGAATAAGCCGCCTAAGATTCGGATTTGCTGGAGAAAACTCTTACCGTTTTGACGCGCAACGACTATGCAATTAGTCGGAGTAGCCCAGCGACCGTCTGGTTTGTATTTGTGCGTATGCTCGAGTGCGAACTTTTGCCATGGCATAAGCCCGTCTGGAAGTATGTCAGCGGCTAAATCTATGAGATCGAAGCCCCTAGACGGTAAATCGTTGAGTTGTGTGTGAATTCTAGGGGTCGGATTGCCATAAGTGGCAGCTGATAACGGCGGTAAAACCGATACAAGCCGATTAGAGCCTAGTTCGACCTGATCGCCAATAGTTATGACCTGATCGTCCTTAATCATGACTTACGCTAACGTTTTCAGGGATATTTAGATCAT